GGTGACGATTTCTTGTCGATGATACCAGAAGAAATAAGAGAGCATCCAAGTCTTTCGCCTATCAAGGATGTCTCAAACCTTGCAAGGTCTTATGTCAATGCGCAGCGTCTAATTGGTGCAGACAAACTGCCTTTGCCTGCCAATCCTTCAGATGCAGACCTAGACAACATCTATGGCAAACTCGGTAGACCAGAGAGTGCGGATGGATATGAAATCGCAGCAGATGGCGCGATAGTCACAGAAGATATTGCCAAGTCATACGCAGAGGCTGCACATGCCCTGCGTCTTACGCCAGATCAGGCAAGCGGTATCCTTGAGTATTACAAGGGCATCGCATCTACTGCATCTGAAATGAGCATTGAAGCTGAAACTCAGCAGCGAAACTCTACTGAAATGGCATTGCGCCAAGAGTGGGGCGAAGAGTTTGATGCCAGGATTGCGGATGCAGGCAAGATTGCAAAGCAGTTTGGTAGCGCAGAGTTGCTGGATATGCAACTTGCAGATGGCACCAAAGTAGGCAATCACCCAGATTTTATCCGTGCGTTTGCAAATATGGCAGAGTTTCGCTCTCGCGTTACAAGCGAAGACACTGTTTCGGATTCTGCGCAAACCAGCTTGCAGTCGCGTCAGTCCGCACAGGAAGAGATACAGGCAATTATGCACGGTCCTAATTACATGAACAGAAAAGACCCTGTTGCACGCCAAGCGGCGATTGATAGAGTCAATGAACTTATGGGCGTATTGCATGGAACAGAATGAGTTGGTAGAAATACGCTTAGAGTGTTTACGTTACGCAATCGAGTATGGTAGTGCGCGTGACGTTTTAGAACCTCACCTGCTTGCAGATAAATACTTTGAGTGGGTGATGCGGGGTAGCGATGAAAAACGTCCTGCTGGCAGTCGGAAAGACGACAGCGCCACAAGCGCTAAAAAAGCCAGGAGCGTCCGCAAGGGTAGCGCACCGACATTAGTGTAAACGAAACCGTGTGAGAGGAGGACAGTATGTCCCAACAAATCACCACGGCGTTTGTACAACAGTATTCTGCCAATGTGCAGATGCTATCCCAACAGATGGGTTCTCGTCTGCGGGATGCGGTGCGCCTTGAGACTGTTGTAGGTAAGAACGCCTTCATCGACCAGATCGGTAGTGTGACTGCGCAACTGCGTAGCAGCCGCCATGCCGATACACCACAGATCGACACGCCACATCAGAGGCGTCGTCTTTCGATTGCATCATACGAATTTGCCGACCTGATTGATGACCAGGACAAGGTGCGTATGTTGATCGACCCGACATCAAGCTACGCCCAAGCTGCTGCCGCAGCGATGGGACGCGCTATGGATGATGTCATCATCACCGCTGCACTTGGAACTGCCAGCACTGGCGAAACAGGTTCCGGTTCAGCAACCTTGGATGCCACCGCAAACATGGTTGGCTCCGCATCGTCGAATGACGGTCTGACTATCGCAAAGCTCACTGAAGCCAAGCGCAAGATGGACCTCAACGACGTTGATCCTTCAATCCCGCGCTACATTGCTGTAGGGCCGAAGCAGATCGAAGACCTGCTTGGCACAACGCAGGTAACGTCATCGGATTTCAATACTATCAAGGCACTGGTTCAGGGTGACGTGGATACCTTCATGGGCTTCCAGTTCATCATGACTAATCGTCTGGACATTGATTCCAATGACATTCGCTCCTGCTTTGCATGGGCTGAAGATGGTATCACTCTTGGTATTGGCAAAGATGTTCAAGCCAGGATTGATGAGCGCAACGACAAAGGTTATGCGACCCAGGTTTACTACTGCATGGACATTGGTGCTGTGCGGATGGAAGAAGCCAAGGTTGTCAAAATCTTCTGTGACGAAACCCCAGACTAAGAGAGGAGTAGGTTATGGCTAATGTAAGTACGACTCTCGTGTCCAACATGCTGGCGCTGCCGCAAGTGGCATCTCCGGCAAGGACCTTGCACGGCACAAAGCGTGTTGCAATGGGAACAATCGCACTGGCCGCTGGCGATCTTTCTGCCAGCGATACAGTGATGCTTGCTCCTATTCCTTCAAACGCAGCAATCGTGAGCATCAAACTTTTCAACGATGATCTCGATTCTGGCACAACCAACACCTGTGATGTTGGCATCTACTCAGAGAGCAACGGCACTTTTACTGCGCTTGATGATGATGCCTATGCATCTGCAATCACAGACCTTCGCGCTGCGGTAGGTGGTGTTGGCACAGATGTCACGTTTGAAGCGCGTAACATCAACCTGCTTGGTCAGCGAGTATGGGAGGATGCGGGTCAAACCTCAGACCCAGGTGGATACCTGTTTATCGGTCTGCTGTTTGATGCAGCGGGTGACACCGCAGGCGACCTTTCATTCGTGATTGAGTATGTCGTGAACTAAACAAAGGGGGGGCGGCATCGCCCCCTCTTACTTGCAAAGGGGTGACACTGCTATGCCTTCCGTGGTCGATATTTGTAACGAGGCGATGGACCTGTTGGGCGCTGCAACTATCACTGCCCTCACAGAAAACTCCAAAGAAGCCAGATTGTGTAACCGCCGGTTTGAAACCGTGCGTGATTCTGTTCTTCGCGCACATCCTTGGAATGTAGCCATCACCCGTGCAACGCTTGCCAAAGACTCCGCTGCACCGGCCTTTGGATTTACGAGCCAGTTCACCTTGCCGACAGACCCGTTCTGTCTGCGTGTTTTGTCTTTCTTCAACAGTAACGTAGACAGTGAAATAGCTGCTTACGACACGCAGGTCATGTTCAAGGTTGAGGGGCGCAAGATACTCAGCGACGAAGACACATGCCAGATTGTGTATATCGCCAGAGTAGAAGACACAGAGTTGTTTGACTCGCTTCTGTCTAGCTCCATCGCACACAAACTTGCATCAGAAACAGCGTATGCAATCACTGGCAGCACCAGTGTTGCACAAGGCATGCAACAGCTTTACGAGCTACGCCTGCGTGAGGCTAGATCAATAGATGCTATGGAAGGCATGCCCGATAAGATCATTGCTGATGATTTTGTGAATATAAGGTTCTAGGATGGCGCGTGTTTCAACGATTGTCACAAACTTTCAAGCCGGTGAGTTTTCACCACGTTTGGAAGGGCGCATAGATTTACAGAAATACAACTCTGGCGCACAAAAGCTAGAGAACATGCTTATCTTCCCGCAAGGTGGTGTCACTCGTCGTCCTGGCACCAAGTATGCTGGTACATCTAAAGATGGCGGCAAGGTACGTCTAATTAACTTTGAGTTTAGCGACGAGCAAGCATATGTGCTTGAGTTTGGTGCAAACTACATACGTTTTTACAAAGACGGCGGCATACTTACTGAAGCGACCAAAACCATCACAGGTGCTACAGCAGCTAACCCTGTTGTTATCACGTCAAGCTCTCATGGTTTCAGCAATGGTGACAGAGTGTTCATCTCTGGCGTTGCTGGCATGGTTGAACTAAACAACCGTGAGTTTACGGTAGCCAATTCAACTACAAACACTTTTGAACTGTCCGGCATAAATGGTAGCGCGTTCACGGCATACAGCAGCGGCGGCACTGTTGGTAAGATTGTTGAGGTAACGACCACATACAGCGCTACAGAAATCTTTGAGCTAAATCATGTGCAGTCAGCAGATGTTTTGTTTTTGGCTCACAAAGACCATGAGCCTGCAAAGCTGACGAGACTGACAACCACCAGCTTTAGTCTGGCCGACATAGATTTTATTGATGGCCCGTATGAAGACGAAAACTCAACAACAACCACGATAACCGCAAGTGCCAACACTGGCACAGTAACCTTGACCGCATCCGCTGATTTGTTTGATGCGTCTAAAGATGTTGGGTCGCTTTTCAGATTCAGAGATGTCATTGAGGTATCTCATAATGAATGGGACACAGGTGACACATACTCACAAAATGACATCATTCATTTCAATGGCAACGTCTACAAAAAGACTGATGCCGGTACAGGAGAAGCAACAGGCGCACAGGCCCCTGTGCATCTCTCCGGCTCAGAGGTTTACGGTAATCACACTTGGCAGTATCAGCATAGCGGCACAGGTTTTGTAAAAATCACTGCTGTAACAAACGCAACTACGGCTACCGCGGTGGTGCAAAACAGCGGAACTAATACTCTTATCAATGACCTAGTGCTGCCTGCAAACGCAACGGCAGGCACAACTCGTTGGTCGCGTGGTGCCTTCAGCGTGCGCAATGGATTCCCAAGAGCAATCGCGTTTTTTGAGGAGCGTTTGTTTTTTGCAGGCACAACAGCACAGCCGCAGACAATCTTTGGTTCTGTAACGGCTGACTTTGAAAACCACACTCCTGGCACTGTTGATGACAATGCAATCAATGTGACGATCGCTTCAGATCAGGTGAACGTCATCAAGCACATGATACAGGGACGTTTTTTACAAATCCTGACATCAAGCGCAGAGTTTACGATGTCTGGTGGCACAGGCACACAGCCAATTACGCCAACAAACGTAAATGTTCTGCGAGAAACCACTTTTGGATCATCAAGTGTTCGCCCGATACGCGCTGGCTCTAGCACCATCCTTATTCAGAAAGGGCAGGAGAAGGTCAAAGAGGTTACGTTTGATCTGGACACTGATGGTCTTGTCGGGCGCGATCTTACCATCTTGGCAGAACATCTAGCGCGTGGTGGCCTAACGGACATGATCTGGCAGCAGGAGCCAGAGCTTATTCTTTGGTTTGTGCGTGCTGACGGTGTTTTGATTGGGCTGTCCTATGACCCGCAGAACCAAACGGTAGGATGGCACACCCACCCAATCGGGAATAGTGGCGTTGTTGAAAGCATCACTGCTATCCCATCAGGTGAAGAAGACCAGGTTTATCTGTCAGTAAAGCGCACGATTAACAGCGCAACTGTGCGCCACATTGTGTTTATGGAAAAGATTGAGTTTGGCAGCGATGTATCGGATGCGTTCTTTGTTGACTCTGGCCTGACATACGATAGCAGTGCAACAACAACGATCACTGGGCTGAACCATCTTGAAGGGGAGACAGTGCAAATTCTTGCGGATGGTTCTGCACACGCAAACAAAACTGTCTCAGGTGGCGCTATAACACTGGATCGCAGCGCTTCTACGGTGCATGTGGGCTACTCTTTTGACTCCAAGGTACAAACCCTGCGGATGGAGGGTGGAGCCGATGACGGCGTCTCTCAGGGCAAAATAAAACGTATCCACGGTGTGACAGTGCGGTTCTTGGATACAGTCGGTGCAGAGCTTGGCCCAGATGAAAACAATCTTGATCGGTTGCCATTTCGTGATAGTTCGATGGCGATGGATGCAGCTATACCAATGTTTGATGGCGACAAAGAGATATCTTTCCCATCTGGCTACGATAATGATGCAAGAGTGTTTATCCAGCAATCTCAACCGCTGCCGATGACAGTTTTAGCAGTGATGCGGAGGTCTAACACTTTCGATGCTTAAATTGCGTCCATTCAAGATTGATGATGTATTCAAGGTGCAACTTGATTATGAACTTCCGCGTGAGGGGCGTTGCAGCTTGGTGGAGCATCCAAACATTGATGCGTTCACGCTTGAAGATGATGACGAGATACTCGCAGTTGGTGGGGCGCACATCATGTGGCCTGGAGTGGCAGAGGCTTGGGTTCTGGTATCGCCAAGTGGCAAACAGCATGGGCGCTTGTTCGCACGTTATGCAAAACGACGTTTTGAAGGTATGCTGAAAGAGAACAGCATAAGAAGGATGCAGGCCACCATCCATGTTACAGACGAGCCAGCGATGCGTTTTGTTGAATGGCTTGGGTTTGAGAAGGAAGGCTTGATGCGTAAGTACGGTGTAGAGGGTGAAGACTACATCAGAGTAGCGAGGATCGCTTCATGAGTCCGACAACGATTGCAGCAGCAGCCGCCGTAGCTTCTGGAGTTCTGGGCTTCAAGGGCAATCGCGCTATGGCGAAGCAAGCGCGACAGATCGGGGAGTATCAGGCGCAAGTTGAAGAAAACAACCTTGTCTTGACACAACGCGCTAGGGCGCAGCAAGAGGCCTCTGTTCGCGCAGGCGCGGAGAGGTTGCGCGGATTGCAAAGAACTGCCACGGCAAAGTCTGGTGTGCAGATGTCGGGTAGCCCGTTACAGGCAATGGCTGACGCTTATTTTGGTGAGGAAAGAGATGCGCAGCGAGTGCAATATGCGGCATCAGTTGAAGCTGCACGCGCAGAAGGTGCAGCAGCAATGCGTCGACTTGAGGGTGAGTCGCGAGCAGCAGGCGCAAAACTCGCGGCGTTGCAAAGTTTGCTCGGCGCTGCCTCTGGCTATGCGTCTGCGCAGCAAGCTCAACAATCATATGATCTACAGGTCAGTGCTTATGAAAGGGATTTAGCTTAGTGCCAAAAATACCTCTTTATAACAAAGGTCTTGGACCGTCTGTCGATCTTGCTACAGGTCAACTTGGCACCAGTGTTGACGCACAGGCTTTGTCTTCTCCTGCAAGGCAATTAGCTGCGCTTGGCGAAACCATAGGCAGGGCTGGTCAAACCTTTGCGCAAAACCAAATCAATTATAACTCTCGCAAGGCAAGAATAGATTTTGAGTTTGAGAAAGCCGAACAGAATAGAGAGGCAAATAAAACTGCGGACGAGTTGAGTCTTGAGTTTGAGGGCCTTGCTGATGATTACATTTTAAATTCATCAACCAGTTTCACTACGACGGCAGCGGCTACGAGCGCCTTCAACGAAAGCATCACGTCAAAAGCAAAAGCAAGAATTGCTGGTTTGAGTTTGACTGACAGGCAAAAATCTTTGATTGAGGCGAAAGTTTTAAATGGACTCGCGCCCAAACTCAGCAATGCCAAAAGAAACGCCTATAATCATGGCACCAACGAAAGCACAAGAGCGCACGATGCTAGAGTTGATAACCGCTTAACGCAAATCACTGGTAGCGAAACAGTTGAAGACCTTGCAGCTATCAGTCTTGACTTAGAGCAATCTGCAAACACTTTGGTTGCCAACGGCGGC